CATCAGCATGGAGAGGCCGGAGGCCGTAGCCCCTGCCCCGCCGACCTTCTCGTTGCCGTAGATGTAGGCCGGAATCCCCGTAACCTCGGAGCCCTGCTGGAAGAAATAGTCGTAGATTTTCAGGAGTTGATCGACGATGAGCTGCGGCTGGAAGAAGTCCATGGGCTTCTGCGAGGCCGACTTGATCTTCTCCGACGAGAATTCCCAAATCTTCCAGGGGTAGATGTTCGTCCGGTCGCACTCGGCCGGGATGAGGTCGACGAGCTGCCAAACCTGGGGGCCCGATGCCACGGCCGCGTTGTTGCAGATCGCCCGGGCTGCGGAGTTGCAGATATTCTGCACGTCCCGCATGACCTCGGGGGGCCCCTTGCCCCACACCGAGCCGTTCTTGTGGCGGAAAGAGGCCGAGTAGATGTTGCGCCGACCGAGGGGGTGAGGGTTCAGGCGGGCCCCGAAGACGTAGGAGCCGACCAAGTGCGCGATAACGGGATATTCCCGGTAGGGATCCGGCACGTCCGCGGCCTCCATCCCCCACTCCCGGAGCATGAACCCCTGAACGGAGCCGAAGAACTTGATGCCGTCGATGTGCCCCTCGGGGTCCTGCATCTCGTTGGGCCGGTCGTGCAGGTCGGCGATCTCCGTGTCGTAGGCCACCCACTCCCGGTATCCGTTGGCATACTGCTTGAGGATCTGATCGATGGCGTCGCTGTCATATCCCTCGACGCCGCGCAGGGCCTCGAGGTCCCGGCGGGTGTAGCGCTTCCGGATGCACAGATCCCCGTCCTGAATCGTCCGGGCGCCGGCCGAGGGGTAGACGTCAAAGAAGTCAATGCGGTCGTACTCCTTGACGACCTTCTCCGTAACCGTAATCCGCGACATCATTGAGCCTTGGATGGGCTCCCAGGCGAGAACGGAACGCCGGCGATAGATCGGACCTTCCATGAAGGCGGTGGGGTATGTGGAGAAATCCTCAATGAATTCCGACAGGGCTTCATACCATTTGCCCTCGACGAGTTCGTCGTCTACGCTGTCCTCTATGGCGTCGGCGTCCTTTTTGGCCTGCGCTCTTACCTGCTTCAGCAGCTCGTCCTTGAACTGCTCAGCTGCCTGCCGGAAGTCGTCCTCGGTGATCATGTCGGCCGTGACCTGTGTCGGGTCCATTCCGGCCTGGACGGCGACGCGGGCCATGTAGTCCTGGACGAAGGCCTGCTGCGCCTTCTGGACCAGCTGCGGGGGGATGTCGGGAATCGGGGTAGGCTCGATGCTGTAGGGCTTCTCTCCCGCCGGCAGCATGATGTCCTTGAGCCAGCTTTCCAGGGCCCGGCACTTGACGTCGGTGAGCATCATGTAGATGTTCGTGCCGTTGCTCTGCTTGATGAGTTGCTGGACGTCGGCCTCGTAGATGCCCTCGCGCTGTCTCAGGCACATGAGGCCGCGCTGCATGACCGTGGACTTGGCGTTGACGGCGGAAGTGAAGGCGCTCCGGATGTGGGAAGCCAGGGCGGAGATGACGGGCCGGTTCTGGCGTGCTTCGAAAGCCCGCTGGGCCTCGGTCTCCTTCTGCTTCTCGATGTCCTCGTTGGTGAGGCGTCGGATCAGCGGACGCTCGGAATAGGTTTTCCCGGTCGCCACGATGGGTTGCGCCTGCTCGGTTCCTCGAGGTATGAGGCCTTGGGTTGGCATCAGTTGTCCCTCACCATGCGTAGCTCACCTTCTTTGCCGGCTTCACCGCGAACGGGAGCGCCTGCGCCTGGATCGTTGCGAAGGTAAGGCACAGGGCGTCGGCCTTGTTCGGGCTGCGCTTCAGGAGCTCCTTGAACGTGTCCTTGTCCATGATCTTGATTTTCTTGCCCTTGATCTCGTAGGTCGCCGTGTGCAGCTCTTCGAGGAGTTCGTCGTCCGGCGGCAGCATCGAACCGGTGTCGGTCCTGAGCCATTCCCGGCATTTCCACCAGAGCTGATCCCTGACGATGCCGAATTCCCCGAGCTCCCGCTCTTCCGGAAGCTCCGTGGGGCTCTCCTGGACTTTGATACCGTGGGCGTTGCACCGCAGGCGCCTCATGTGGGGAGCCACGCCGGCCCCGACCCCGTTGGCATCGACGGCCACGGCCCGAAGAAGGCGCTGGTGATACAGCAGGGAGCCTTTGTCGCCCGTCTCGATGACGTCCACGCCTCCCCATCCTGTTTCGGTCGACGGCCTCTCGACGTACCCGCCATAGCGGAAAACGGCCTGGGAGAGGTCGTCGCCGAATTCCCCGATGTCGAAGCCCATGATTCCGGAGACGTCCTTCGGCGGGATCTCGCCGAATTTCGAGACGTAGAGGTCCCAGCGGGCCCGGGCGGCCGCGGTCCACTCGCGGGAAATGAGCTGGTTCGTGCCCTGCGCCGGGTACTGGCCGAGGACCATGTAGGAAAATGCGGGGTTGGTGATCTTGTACCAGCCGGGCTCGAGGGGCGCCAGGGACCTGCCCCGTTGGTCCCTTGCCGTAGCCCCTGCGAGGAAGGAGGGAAGCTCGAAGCACTCGGAGGTTTCCCGAGGCTCTTTGTCATTGAGGCGCCGGCACCACTGGTTGATGCGGCGGACGGTGGTCTCGCGGTCGACGGCGCCGCCTGGAATCACGAGCCGGCCCTCGATGACGTTGGGGTGATGGAAGGCGCTCAGGGAAACGACGTGCGCCAGGCCGTCGCGCTCCATGCGGTAGACCGGGCCCGCCTCGGCCCGTGGGTTGAACATGACCAGCAGGCGGAAGTGGCCGCCGGACATACACGATTCGATGCCCTTGTAAACCTCGTCGGGGATCGCGTCTCCTTCGTCGAGGATAAACAGCAGATGAGGGGCGTGCTTGCCGCTGAATTTGGCCTGTCTGATGGCCGTATCGCCTGACGTGGGGATGGTGACGCCCGTGAGGAACGATCGGGGCCCACGCTCAAGGTGGAGCACGTTCTGCTTGAATTCTGAGAAGACGTCGGGAAATTTGTTGACGAGGCTGCCGATTTCACCCCACAGCAGCCGGCGGAGGTTGTCCTCGGGGGGCGCCGCGGCCGTGTAGACCTGGGCATCGGGGAAGCATTTGATGAACCAGGCGGCAACGCGGGCCGCTCCGTGGGTCTTTCCCGTGGCGTTGGCGCTCTTGGCAATCGTGACGGGGTTGTCCCTCACGGACTCCATCATCTTCTTGACGTCGTCGGTGTAGATCTCGCCGAAAGTGGATTCGCAAAAACCTACCGGGTCGCCCTGGTAGGCCTCAAAGCTCGCCGCGGTCGTCAGCGCATTCTCAATCACGCTTCTCGGAAATAACGCGGCCAAGTTCTGCGCGTACTGCCTCACCCACTCCGGCTGGCAGTCCATTGAGGATTGCACTCAGCGTTCCCTCGTCAAGCTGGATCTTCTTGGTTTCGACCGGGTACATATCCAGGAGCTTCTGAGCGTCCATCCTGGCCTTTTGCCTGACGCCCCAATTAACCATGTCGATTGCAACCAGCGTCTTCTCGCCCGAGGCGCCGAGGATCCGCACGGAACCCTTAGCCGCCAACCTCTTGATACTCTTTAGCGTTTCATTGGTCGTTCCGCCGGCCGCAGCCATCAGGATGATCTCGCTCAGATCCTTGTAAATCCCATCGAAGGCGATAATCTTTGTCTCTTTGGCTTTGAGCTCCTGCTTCAGGTCGCCGGCCAGAGAATCCATGTCGATGCGCTGCTTTGCAAGGGCATCCGCAACGGAACGAGGGCGGCTTGCCTCAATCTCCTTTCCGACTGCCTTAGCATCTTCTGCGCTCGGTCTTGACGTCATGGGGAGTGCCCGGAATCATGTAGCAACGGCTCAGATTTTGTATTTGCTGGGAACCCGCTGATGATCCGGGCGCTTGGCAGGATTGTGGAAGGTGTTTTGAAAAAGTGCAATTTTCAACTTATTTCAAAACCTTTCAACTTCTTTCACGGCAGGCGCTTTCTGCCCCTGCAGGATGATCCAGGCTGATATTTCGGCCCTCGAGCCCCTGACCTTGCCGTTGTAGAGCCTGATGATCGGCAGGCCACCGTCTCGTTCGTACCGCCAGGCCGTGACCACCGAGACGCGGAGGAAGCCTGCTATCTCATCCCATCCCACGAGCATATCGTCCGTCATGTTCCCCCCCCTATCTCCTCTTGCGGTGGTCCGGCATGTTGATCTTGATGTTCTGCATACCTGAAAGCCTCGAGGCGATCCTGGCGTCGAGTTTTTCCTCGATTTCTTTAAGGCTGAGGTTCGTTGTGATAATGGTTCGTTTGGCATCCCTGATCCTGCGGTCGATGATGATGTAGAGTGTGGTTATGGCGTATTCGGTGGTCTTTTCGGCGCCCAGGTCGTCCAGGACGAGCAAATCGTGCCGGCAGATATCGTCGATGACGTCGGCCTCGGTTTCGCGGAGCAGACCTTCGTTGAAGGTCGAGCGAATTCTCAACAGCAATTCCGGGACTGTCGTAAAATATCCATGACCGGCGTGCTGAATTAGCGCAACGGCGAGGTGTGTTTTGCCGCAACCTGTTTCACCGCGCAACACGATATCGCATCCTGTTTCAGCCAATTTCATGATTCCCTGGACCAATTTTTCGTTTCCCTGGTATGTATCGAATCGGCAAGCGCGGTATGCCCTGGGTATGGAACGCCAAACCGGAGGCTCTTCTGGCCCGAAATCCCTTGTTTTGAGTTTCACCTGTTCTTCAATCATTGCGCGTGCCTCATTGATTTTTGCCATTCTATCTGCAGCCATAGCCTGGCACCTTTTCCCGATCTCCAGGATTTCGTCAAAATTCATGGTCGACGGGATACTCCGCTCCATCGCTCCAAGCTCTGCCCGCTTTTTCAGGAGCTTTAATTGCCCTGCCTGTATCTCGTCCATTCCCATTCCCTTTCATTTTCAGGTAAAGCTGATCGAATTTATCTCTCAATTTCTTCGTAGACAGGATGTTGTTCTGCCAGAACGAATCGTTCTGGCACCATTCAATCACGGCCCTGATCGTCTCCGGGTCCCGATGATCCGCCCTGATCATCAGGTCGATGTCCTTCGCCCATT